GCAAAAACAATGGCACGGGCTGAGTTTGATAGCTTGGCACCAGCCGACCGGATGTCCTTTATGAGGGACGGCGGAAAGATAAACAATTAATAGGAGATTTTTATGGCTAATTCACTTTCCAATCTTGCCCCTACCATTTATGCTGCCCTTGACGTTGTGTCAAGAGAGCAGATTGGTATGATTCCTGCAGTGTTTAAAGATGCACAGTCTTCTACTGCAATGCTCAATCAGACCGTACGTATCCCGATTGTTCCCTCTTATACATCTGCTACGATCGCTCCGGGAGCATATGGACCGTCGCCTTCTGATTCCACGGTGTCAAGCACTACGTTGACAATCAGCAACAACGAGTCAGTTGCCTTTTACTGGGAAGCGGACGAATTTGGTCTTCCGAGTTACAACGTTATGCTTCAGGACCAGTTCGCTCAATCGATGCGGACCCTGTCCAACAAGATTGAGTCGGATCTTTGCGGGCTGTACAAAAAGGCATCGCGTGGTTACGGTACTGCCGCAACCAATCCTTTCGACGGTACAAATCTTGACGGTCCTGCTCAAGTACGGAAAATCCTCGAGGATAATGGAGCACCTACCGGAGCTCTTCGTCTTGTTGTCAATACAGCTGCTGCTTCCAAGGCACGGCAGACAGGTATTCTGACCAAGGCTAACGAAGCCGGATCAGCCTCTACTCTCCGTACAGGTGCGGTTGGGGATGTGTTGGGACTTCAGATTGGTATTTCCGGTCAGGTCAAGAAACATACCCCGGTTGGTACATGCAGTGGTATTACTACTAATGGTGCAACTGCCGTTGGTGAAACTGCCATTGATATGGACGCTGGGTCAGGTACTATCATAGCGGGTGATGCAGTCACGTTTGGGACGTATACAGACTATGGTAAATACATTACCACAACCGCTCTTGGCACAGGTGTGTTGACAATTGGGGCACCGGGTTGCATGGAGATCATAGCTGGTGACACAACCGCTGCAGTCTCGGCAGCCTATACGGCCAACATGGCTTTCGCTACCAACGCTATTGCTTTGGCAACTCGTGTGCCTGCAATGCCCGCTGGTGGTGACAGTGCTTCGGACGTTATGGTTGTTACGGACCCGATCAGCGGACTTTCGTTCCAGATCGCAGAATACAGACAGTATCGTAGGATCGCTTATGAGGTCGGTATCGCTTGGGGTGTGTTAGCGGTTAAGCCCGCCCACATTGCCTTGCTGATGGGCTAAGCGATGCGTGAGATGTCAATCAAGGTACGGAGAGACGTACCAACCAGGCCAGGCGGACCAGTAACAGCTGAGGCCAATGTTGCAGAAATTGCTGCATGGGTCGTGGCCGGATGGACGATCGAAACGCCAGGGTTGACATTACGCTTTACCAAGGACCCGGTAAATCCAGATGTTGTTCAAACGGAGACTGTTGATGTGTCTCCGTTTGAATACTCACTTTGGATAAACAGGGGATGGCATTTGTGGTGTTTCAACAACACTCAAATTAAACGTCCTGTAGGACGACCGAAAAAAGTCTGAGGCTGGTATGAGTTGGACGGTTGAAATTAATACTAAGGCAGTAGAAAAATCACTGCTAAAAGCTTCCAACGCTATAGCAAAAGAGCTACGCATTTCGATGAAGGAAGCATGCCAGGGTATTGCCAAGGAAGCCAAATCCAACCACAAATTTCAGACTCGCCATGGGCAGCTCGAAAGGTCTGTTCAGTTCGATGTAGCATCCAATGGTCTTATGGGCAGAGTGTATCTCGATGAAGGAATCTGCCCATATGCCCCCTATGTACATGAGGGTACAGGGCTGCATGGGAATGGGAAAGGTGCATATCCTATCACCCCTGTAAGGAGAAAAGCTTTACACTGGGTGAGTAATGGTAATTCGGTATTTTCCAAGTCTGTTACGGCACCAGGACAAAAACCTGATCCGTTCTTATACCGTGCATTAAAACAACGGGAACCATTTGTAAGGGCCAAGATGATTCAGGCAGTTGACAAAGCAATAAAGATAGCGGGGTTATAGTGGCATATTCATATATTACTTCGTCCGACATAACCGACACAGTAGCACGTAAATTTGTAGAAACACAAGATTTACGTGTATCGGTATGGCTGGATAGGGCCAATTCGGAAGTAGAGGCATTGGCAACAAGCCATGATGTTTCTGTTTCCAGCATTGTGGTATCGCCTGTCCACCCTATGATCCAGGACTTTGCACGATCGGTATTTTGTGAGACATGTTTCCTAGATCAGATTGGTACCAATAACCCTGAGATACCGGACGACGAAAAATACCTACGCAAGTATGACATTTACAAAGATAGAATTTACCAGTTGCGAATAGGTATTACCCCTGAAATGTTTGACACTACTCAGGGGTCACTGACTGCTTCTGACGTTGCTGGCGGGGGTGTAATGTGGCGAGGTTAACGGAAATTGCCCTTGAAATGAAACATCTTTTGGAAGACATTTCGGTCGCCAACGGGTATGAAATTGATATGGGGTCGGTCAATGAAAATGACCAGGCCTTGATCAAGTATCCGTCGGCTGAAATAACGTATATGGAAGAGAGTCCTGATACTTCTACACTTAACGCATTGTACGGTCATGCAGTAGCAAAGTTTGCAATAAAAGTTAAAGCTGAGTTGTTGTCCGTTGAGCAACAGCCGGTATGGGCGATAGACGAAGAGTATGATAAAATAATAGCCGCCATTAAAAAGAAATTCGGTGCAGATGCCGGGTCGTTAGCCCTGACATATAATCCTCTGATTTCATATGACGGATTTTCAAAAGAGGTAGCACCATCTGGGGACGTCTTTGTTCCTGGTGCGGTTATTACGAGATGGAACGTTTGCTATCAATATACAGAATAAGGAGACATTATGGCAGTAGGATATAAGGAATTAGATGTACTGATACCTAAGCTTCAATCGGCGTTGGGGACAAAAAATACTGTAATGTCTCTGATAGACTCTACAGCTGTCCTCGATGGTTTCACAATGGACTACATACAGGAATTCTCGCCGCTGGATTTTGCTACTGCAACATTCGGGCAGGAGGCCCAGGTCAAGGGCGTGGCCAGTGTTGACGTCAAGGTAGATATGCCTATCATACCTACAGGATCTACAGCTGCGTGTTCCGCTGATGTGTTCCTTCAGTCTTCGGGTATGTCAGTCACAACCGCAACAAATCTCAAGACTTACGCTCCAAGTTCTGACACTACTGGGGTATGGAAAGACTTGACATTGTGGTCATATACGGGTGAGAAGACTGCGGGACAATGTGTACGGACCACGGCCCATTCGGCCATGTTCGATTTCGTACTCAAGGGAGAACTGGGAAAGCCGGCAATGCTTTCCTTCACAGGAAAAGCTGCTACTGACACTGCCCCTGATTCTTCTTCTTTTCCAACTGGTACTGTTACTCTTCCTAGTCAGACTATCCCGGCAACGATCAAGGCCACGACAATGACAGTCGGAAGTCGGGCGTTGAAGGTACTGGACTTTGAGGTGACAATGGGAAATACTCTGTCACTGATCAAGGACATGTCTGCTGCATATGGGTACAGTGGATGTACGATTACAAAACGAGAAAGTAAATGGAAAGCTAGGGCGTATGCACAGTCAGCTGCAACGCTGAGTCCGTTCCCGATTCAGGACGGGCCAACGCTTTCTGATCTTTCATTAACATGGGGACCGACAGCCGGATCGAGAATCACTGTTGCATCGGACTCTTCCAAGTGCCAGATCACGTCTTGCAAGAATGCGGACGAAGATGGTATAAAAATCTGGGACATGGAGGGTGTTTTTGTTGACAACGGTTGGAGTCTTGCGGTCAACGTAACCTAAAGGAAAACATGGTACCTCTCTGTTCTCGCGGTAAAATTATCCATGAAGTTGATGGAATAAAGTGGCACTTCCAGCCCCGTATTGGGGCATTGGACTACGACACGTCTGATATATTTCAAAGAATCGTTGACGCAAATATCAATGAGCAGATGAAATTGACAGAGGACTATGTAAATAAGATACTGCTGGGGTGGGAGGGTGGAAGCATGCCTCCTTACCCTGCAGATAAAAAGCCCTCTCAATTATTTTCTCATGAAGAGCGTGTCGAGATTCTTATCATGTGGAAGAAGGCCAATTCGCTGACAGTAGAAGAAAAAAAAAGTTAATAGCCGTTGTGCTTTTGAGTTACGATCCTTGGTCTAAGATCTTTAAATGTTCGGACTGTACTGAGAAGCATGCCAGGGGTTGTACAAGTAACCGACGAGAAGTAGTACAGATACCATGTATATGTAACGGGCAAAGAGGATGTGACATATGCCATGGTAGGGGTACGATATCCTACAAGCGATG